TGTTATCAATCTTACCTGCGCCACTTGCCAATGTAAACGCCCACTGATAAGGTAGCACTAGTCCCGCTTGTTCGTCAACACGGATATTCCTCACGATCTTGGCCGCCTTACTTGCGTCACTGTTGGTATCGTCCTCATTTGTGTTCGCGCCTTGCGGTAGATTGATAACAGGCATACCGCTCACGTCGCGCTCGAAACCTATGCCCTCGATTTGTTGCAGGTTTTTGAGATAGTAATAGGACACCCAGGCGATACGCAGTAACGAACGGCCTTCGGGGTTGTTCTTTTCCAGTCGTGTACGAAACAGGATTGATTTCTCAATCGGCACATCAACCGCCTGAAACACAGGCGCGGCAAGCTGCCTGTATCCCTTCAATCCACCTGTATCATCAAACAACCATTGATAAATCGTGTCCTGCCCACGTATGGCAAATTTGCGCCATAAGTAGCGCCCGCGTTCGTCCTTCTGATATACGATCTCGAACATGGAAAAGCCAGCCCAAACAAAAGATATGGACTCGCTGATAAAGTCGTTCCATGATTGAGACATGGCTGCACGCGATTCGTTCAGCAGTTCTAGCCAGGGGTCGTTTTCGTTGTCGCTACTGAATTCCCACGACATTGAACGGATAATGTATTCAATGGCCAGCAGCCCCGCGCCAATAGTCGCGTTGTTGAGCCGCATTTCGTTGAAGCGTTTATACGCCTCTTTGCCGTGAAACTCTTTCAGAAAATCGTCCTTGATCTGGCCGTTATATTCAATCAGCCCCGTATAGCCTACCTCGCCTTTCTGTGTTTTTACGTTTGCCATCTTTCCTCTTTGACCGTATCAGTCAGTTATTACGTCTTGTGTGCAGAGATGGAGTCGAACCATCAGACTATCTAACCCTTACCGATAGCTCTCCCTGTACAGGGGAGAGGGTTGCCGATAACCCTATCTGCACATATATAATATAACGTTTGCGTTACCCGCGTGGGGGTTTCGCAACCTTGTTATTTTTCGCCACCGTACCCCCACGTCGGGTGCACGCTGTGTTATGCCGCTACTCAACCCACACATAACCTTACTGGGGAATTGAGCCGATACGCTCATTACTTTTGACGTCAGTGGCGAAAATTACCAAGACATCGCTTTTTTTGAGATACTCAGGTAAGGTGAGATACTCACGGTAACTATCACCTTTTTCTTCTAGGTATTCTCCATCTTGATATTTACAATTGCGCTCATAGGCTGTTGCTTTCTCTAATGTTTCATACTCGCTAATATAGTAATCATCGCCGCAACATGTACAAGTTACGCGCTTGGGACTATGATCGAAACGATTATAGAAAATGATTTTTGCTTCATTCTCTGGTGCTTCGATGAAGCAATGTGAAAAGTTTTCTTTCTGCCCACCGCCTGAGTGCATATCCATAAATTCTGTGAACATAATATTTTCCTTTCTTGGCTCGACACCTTTAGCAAGGTGCGGCATAACATTATATCAATACTTCTTTGCCCAGCCCGCAGCCTCATCAGCCTCGCGGAATTTGGACGCCTGCGCGGGTTGCTTGGAAATGGGCGAGCCCATATTACAAGCCCACCACGCTATACCCAAACCTATAACCGTATCGTCGTGTCCGTCCCCCTCTGCCGCCAGCCGCCATAAACCTGTTGCGGTTTGAGTTGACACATAAGTACTCATTTCGTGACGCTGTACGGAATGGTCTTGCAACTGCAACCCGTCTGTATGTATTCCTTCGTACAAATCTGACATGATCTCAGACTTACTTGCGTTTGTCGTTTCAAAGGGGATAACATTCATTCCGTCTTTTTGCAGCAATTCAATATTGACACTACCGATACTATTCATTTCAGCGCCCATACGCTTACAGCGCCACTTCTTATACATTTCCTTTATCCGCTTACGCTGTTCGCTCCATTCCAATTTACGGATATGCAATAAGTCAACTTGTACCTTTGCCGTCTTATTTATCACCGGCATGGCAGTAAAATCATTCGTTTGCCCGAAGTCCAACCCCGCCACGTACTCATGGTCTGGATTGTACTCCGCATTCATAGGAGCGGTAAAGACATTCGGCAAATCACCAAAGTAGCTGTTCCCCGAAGTCAAGAAACAGGAGATTGGATCCTCAGGATACTCCTGTGTGAACAACCTTTTCAATTCGTCAACCTTCATCCGACGCCATCGCAGCTGCGAATGGTCAAGGTTGTGTTTGCGGATTAGCTCGGCCTCTTCATCAGTCGGCTTGATCAGCTCACCGTCCAGCCTGTACTCCGCATCCCACCACCAAGGGAAGAAATGCAACGACCATACACCGCTTCCACTAAGCGCCTCCATGCACAACTCGTAGAACTTGCCCTGCGCCCCGTTAGGCGTGGACTCCAGCACCACATCGGGATCACCGCCCTGCATTGCGCCCGCGATGATCTTCTCGGCGTCAGGCCAGAACGCAACCTCTGAGCCGTGGAAATCGGTGTATGTGCCACCGCGTCCCTTTGCTTTGCCACCCGCTGTGCCTATCGTGACTTCGCTATCGAATTCGGGATAGGTAGTCACACTGGCATTGGCATAATGGCGCATGGGCTGAATATCCCCAAACTTGCAGTGCTTCCAGAAGCGGTCCGCCATCGCCCGCAGCTTTTGGGTCGTGTCGGCGTCGTGCGCCAGGGAGATGGTCGTGCGCGTGCTGGTCACTGCGCGGCGGTATAGCTCTCCTTGAATGTAAGTGGAGAACCCCAATTGCCGACTTTTGAGGATAAGATCACGCCCTGTTCGGTTTGCGTGAAAATGCGCCTGTGCCTTATTCCATACAAAACGCCTGAGCCGTTTCTGCTTGTCCAGAATTCGCAGGAACTTCTCGGCAAAGAGCGCGGGGTCAGTCGCTATCTGTTTCGGCGTCAGGGTCTTCGTCGGCATCTATAAAATCTTTCCATACCATCCGCCCGCCTTCGGTTACATCAACCTTCATGGGTTGCGGAACTTTTCCAAGCATTCGATCCAGTATCTCGGAGTGATCTTTGGGGTTGCGGGAAAAGAACATGCGGCGCAACATGTGTACGATGCGCTGCGCCTTTATGCCCCCAGGGTCAACAACCTCCTCATTCGATAACTCAAAAAGCAACTCAGCCATCTCGCGTTGGGATTTTGGAATGGAAGGACGTCCCTTGCGATTTATGCGCGGGTCGCCTTTCTTGAAGGGTACACCAGGGATTTTCTTTTGCTGTTTCTTCGCTGTTTTACTGCTTGCCATTCGTTCTCTTTCCTGTGTCCAGGCGCTTGATTTCGAGGGAGTCATATTTCAAAATCACCTACTTCAAAATCTTCGGTTTGTTTCTTGGATTTTACTACCTTTACAGGGACGGCGGCAATTTCAAGAGACGCGCCAGACCGCTTGGCTTCCATCATTTTCGTGGCCGTCTGTATGGCTGTCTCCGGCAAATCAAGAATCAACCTAATCCCCCCATCTGCAAGAGTCTGCACCCTTGCCACTTGTGCCGTAAAACGGATAACTTTTTCTGCGTTAGATTTAGGCTTGCTTTTTGCCATACTCACATTTTACACCCATTTCATAGCAAAACGGCCCGCTTCAGTCGGGCCGTCCGCTTTGTTCAAGGAGTCTTACTAGGTCTTACAACCTGAATTTTACCACCCGCACGGGAGCCGTCAAGAGGGGAAATTGGGAGGCTCAAAAAGCTTGACAGTTTCATATAAACTTTGATATAATTCTGCTTGTAATCACTCCACCTTCAGAATTCAATAAGGAGAAAATCATGACAAAGTCTCAAATCTACGGAATGCTCAAAATTCCACCGCAAGGCTGAACGCGCTTATCTCTCAGTCGGCAAACTTCATCAAGCCGCGGCGGCCCGCCAAAAGCGGACTCAATTGCTCTGCCAGTTGAAGGATGCAATCATAGACGAAAAAGTCTCTGATTACGAAACCCGAATGGTACAGGAAATGAGTGAAAGTATTCTAAATACAGATCCCGAAAGGAATTAACCATGCCCAAACTCACCCTCAAGAAATCAAAGACCCTCGCCCCCATCTACGGTCTTGACCCTGAGACTACCCGCCGACTCTTTGCCGGCGTCCCAAATCGCCAGCGTAACAACTTCCTCAAGGCTCTGCTCCGCCACGCGGCGACCATGCCTACTTACGAAAAGCTGGCCGCTATCCAAGCCGAGCGATTGGTGGCACTGAAAGCGAGCGCGGAATGAACGAAAAAAAACACTGCGCCTGCTGGATTGCAGAAACGGGCGGCCTAATCGAAGGTGACTGGACAGACGAAGAGACCGCCCGCGCCGATGCCAAGTTACTGCGTGAGAAAATTAACCGCGTGGCTTGGGCCGAAGACTCCGAACATAGTCGAATTGATGAGGAGGATAAGCCATGAGGAAAAGAGCGTTCTCCAAGAGCGGCGGCACACTCAAGCATTCAACTGGACTCATGAAGAAAACCTATATGGACTTCGTGCTCACTTTTCGCGATGGATTGAAAAACTCCCAGCGCGAAATCATGACCGAAGGTACAAGACAATGGGTGCTGGCCGAGATCAAGAGGCTCTCCCCCGACTACCATGAATGGTATGACAAGGTTTATAGGCTACGTGCGGATGATAAGCATGAAGAATACGAGCGGGCAATCAGGGAAAAGTATTACCAGCTTACCGACCCTGCCCTATTCCGCGTGTCGCTGTTCAACCGAAAAGCCAGACTTCTCATGGCGCTAAATTCATGGGGATCGCCTAATGCTGAGAGGGAAGAAATGATGAACGAGTTATTGGAATTACAGGGATTGATCGATAGCCTGGATGAGGAGAGTGTGAGATGAAAGACGAAGGTTCCAAATCTGAAAAAGAAACCATCGTCACCACCGCTGAGTATCGCGGATTCTTCATCCGCTACACTTCCCTTGACCGTCTGCTGGTTACGATTTACACCAATACCTACCCGGTAACGGATTTGAAAGCGGCCAAGAAGATGATCGACGATACAATTGCCGCGAAAGTCAATTAAATCAATCCGCTCCATCAACTGTAACGATGGAGCGGTACAACAGGAGGAGAACCATTTTCACCCAAGAGAAGGTTCCCTCCAAATATAACACAAAATTGGAGGTACGGAATGTCAGAACAAGAGAATAGACTGGCAGTATTGAAATCCCCCATCCTGGCGAAGACAGTTGTTAGGCGCGGGGATGGGTATGAGGTGATCGTTGTCCATGAAGGCGCGACTCAAAAAGAGTTCTATCGGGTCTACGGATGCCAAGCCCGACGCAGTCCCCGCAAAGCGTGGAAGTTTACGCGGGATTTTGAGCGTGACCTTTCGCCGCAGTACCATCACGACTACCAAACCTTCCTGGCTCATTATTGCCAGAGCCAGGGCGCAGAGATCCTTTTCAGCCGTGTTTACAAGCCACGCATCCTTTCCTTTCTCACTCAAAAGACGGCTCTCACGCCGTCGGTAAACCCAAATATATCGATGAAAACCATGTGGGATATGAAGGATAAGGCAAATGGGCTGTATAAGGCACAACCACGGAAGGGCTTTTATGCCAACTTGCGGGATCGGAACATGGACACCCTGCCTACCCAATCAGAGGATGAGGTGCATGTATATCTTGACGATTGCCCTACCTGCGGGAACCGCCATCAAGTAGCCCATTGGCCGGGCGGGAAGATCACCTGCACGGATTATATTGAGACGAAAAAGAATCCAGCCCTGCGATACAAGGGTATGCGGGATAAGGCGTTCGTATTTGGGATTGGGAGGTGGTGAGATGAACAACCCCAACGAACGCCCGCTTACAGAACTCGAGCGCAGCATCCACGAATTTGTCACCCTGCGCAGCGGAAAGATCAACGCAACGGATGTCTTGCTTGAGTTCGCAGGCGATGAACAGACGCCGGCCATGGGAGAGATTAGAAAAGACGTAGCCCTAGCAGTCTACTACCTGATGCTTCATGGGTATATCGCCTGGAACAACGACAACGGGATATTGACCGCAAAGGAAGTACCGCTCCAAGAGGCCAACACGGATTACCGCAATGCGAAGGGCGCGATCCTGTGGCCGGACGGCGAGAAAGCAGAGGATGTGGTGAGAAGGATGAGAGGAGAATAGCCGTGAGCAAGAGACTGCCCCAAAATTTCAACGATCTGCTGATTGATGCCATCTTCAAAACAGACATTGAAGAGCGGGAACTTGTGGCCTACGAAGTGGAATTAGGCTTATCTCAACTATGGCCCCGTATGCTGGGACGCGGGTTGAACCCCCTTGCCTTGTTCGTGGTCTCCCTTGTGGACGCTGAAAGCTATCTTGTGATGAGGGGGGAGGTTTTGCTACATGGAAGCCTAAAGGAATGCGCCCGGTTCGTGAAATCCTACCGCCCGGAGTTCTTCAATGAGATTTACTAAATTAGATTCCTTCTCTTGTGAGTTGCTATTGCGTGTATTATGGATTTTGAAACTCCGAATTCTTTTGCAAGTTGTCGGCAGTTTTCTCCGCCCCTACCCCATGCGGCGTATCGCCGGCGTATCTCAATTACCTGCTCATCCGTCAACTTGTATCGATACTTTCTTGGCTTTGGTGGAGTTAGTGGACGATATTTTTTATTCCTCCCTTTCATTGCCTTGTCTTGCATATTATCTTTATGAGTACCAAGAAACAGATGTTCTGGATTTACACACGGCGGATTGTCGCAATGATGGAGAACTCCCATCCCTTGCGGGATCTCTACAAAATTCAGAATCCATGAGATGCGATGTGCTTTATGTTGTTTTCCGTCAAGCCGAAAACTGCCATACCCATCTCCCTCTCTTCCAGCAGTCCATTCCCAGCAACGTGTTCCATTGTAAAAAACATTGGAGCGCTCCTTGTCCACCTTTCCCCAAAAACGGATTAGATCATACTCTG